GTGGATGGTTGAGCGTGGTCCGCGTAGTTTAGTTGAGCATCAGCAACGCATGTATTTCGGTAATGGTTCTCAAATAGTGTCGATGCCTTCAGCGTCGGATCCTGCGCGTGGCGAGTCCGCGACGCTTATTGTTGTTGATGAGTGGGCGTTTTTGCCTAACCCTGAGGAAGCATGGTCTTCGATTGAACCAGTGGCTGATGTCGGAGGCCGAATCATTGGTCTTAGTACGGCGAATGGAAGCGGAAACTTCTTTCACCACTTGTGGGTGGGGGCGTCCACGGGGAACAACAAGTTTGAACCAATGTTTTATCCGTGGTCTGCGACGGGTGACCGTGATGAGGCCTGGTACGAGTCGAAGTGTAAGGCGATGTTGCCTTGGCAGTTGGCTCAGGAGTATCCGTCTACGCCTGAGGAGGCGTTTGTAAAGTCAGGTAACCCTGTGTTTGATTTGGATGTGTTGGCGGAAATGGAGTTGCGGTGCCGCCCTGGTGTGTCGGGTTATTTGCATGAGTTGTCTTCTAGGTCTGTGGAGTTCAGGTCGTGAGTTTGGAAGTGTGGTGTGAGCCTGAAAGTAACCATGCGTACGTGTTGGGTGTGGATACGGCTGAGGGTTTGGGTCACGGCGATTATTCGTGCATTCAAGTGTTGGATGTGAACACGGGTGATCAGGTCGCAATATGGCACGGCCATATTCCGCCTGACGAGCTGGCTGCTGAAGTGTTTCGTGTCGGGTTGTGGTATCGGGATGCGTTGTGTTGCGTCGAGTCGAACAATCATGGTTTGACGACGATCACGATGTTGCGCCAGTTGGGGTATCCGCGCATGTTTAGGAAGCGGTCGTTGAATCAGGTCACGTCGAAGGTGTCGATGGAGTTTGGTTGGCGTACGACGCGTACGTCGAAGCCTTTGATGATTGATGATTTGGGGATGGCGTTGCGGAATGATGAACTAGTTTTGTATGACCGTCACACTGTGGGGGAGTTGCGAACTTTTACCCGCAATGATCGTGGTTCAATGTCGGGGTCACCTTATGATGACAGGGTGATGGCTTTGGCGTTGGCGAATCAGATGCGAAAGTACGCTCATGCCCCCGAGTATGTTCAGTCCCCTGATGATTACTGGACTGTTGACTGGTTTCGTCGTCTCGCTGTCGCTAATGATGCCCCTGCTGATGGGTTTCGGATTGGCGCGTCGGGTGTTCGTGGGACACCCTGAAACCTGTTTGTAGACATGTCTATTCACCGATTCCAGGAGCATTTTTATGGCTAGGTTCGTTTCGCACACTAACGGTACGGAAACCGTTGATGGCTCTACGGGTAAGAACAACAGGATGGAACGCGGCGGTTCTGTCGTGGCGAACCCGATTTGGGAACCCGCACAGCCGAACTCTCCGAGGCAGCGGTTCGATAGCCCGAAGTACGCTAGTCAGACTGGCGGGTACGGTGAGGTTGCTGTGCGTGACACACCGTTCAATCAGCATGGTATTGCTGGCAAGGTTGAGCCTGGTAAGCCGCAGCCCGATTTGGGTGGGCATAACGCTGCACCGCACACTAAGCGCCCGTAAGCGTGGCTGTCCTCCCTGCGGGGGCCTCATACAACGAGTTTTGCTTGTACGTTCGTGACATCCGTGAGGATGTTCACGACGACGAGTTGGAGGACTTGTGGGTCTGGCGGCAGAAACTGTTAGGGATCCGTATTGATACGGGTCGAGGTTTCCGTTCTCAAATGCCTCCCGATGAGCAGCATTTGACGCGTGAGCAGCGTGGCCGTAAGGCAGAGGTAGAAGCGAAAGCGAATGGGCGCAATATCGAAAGACTACCAGAGAAGGTATATTTCTAATGGCCCGTAAGACTCGTGACGAACTTTTAGGCGATTACCAGCATCGGTTGGATCTGTCGCGTCGTTGGCGCGACGAGGAGGGCCATGATAGAACCTGGCGTCGTTTGATCGACTTGTACAGGGGTAAGCATTGGCCTCGTACTACGTCTGCGATGCAGGATCTGATTACAGTCAATTTGTCGTTTTCGACGGTGAATGTGATTGCCCCTTCGGTTGCGGTGAATCATCCGAAGATTGTGGTGAAGGCTAATCATCCTGACGATGAGGATTCTGCTTCGTTTGTTGAGGCGGTTGTCAACCATTTGTGGCGTCACCACGATTACCGTAAACCTTTCCGTCGCGCTGTGAAGGATTTCCTGATTGTCGGGCACGGCTGGTTGAAGGTTGGGTGGCGGTTCGTTGAGCAGGAGCGTTCCTTGGGTGATGGGGAACGTGACGCCATGTATGAGGAGGCTGTCGGTGAAGCGAACGCTTTCGCGTTCGAGGAACCAATGATGGCTTCCGATTTGCCGTCTGATGAGGAGATTGCAGCGAATCTGCCGACAACGCAGATGACAATTGTTGAGGATCAGGCGTTTGTGGAGCGGGTTTCACCGTTCGACATGTTTGTTGATCCTGAGGCGACATGCGTTGAGGATGCAATGTGGATTGCTCAACGAATTGTTCGCCCGTTGAAGGAGGCGCAGGAAGATAAGCGTTATTCGCCTTCGGTGCGTCGAGGGTTGTCTGCGAATGCTGGCGTGAACCCGATGTATTCGGGTGGCTACTATGAGCAGACGTTGGAACGGTACGTGGAGGATGACCGTGTGGTCCTCTGGGAGTATTACGATGTGCCGTCGAACAAGATGTCGGTGTTTGCCGATCAGGGCGACGGGTTCCTGGTTCCTCCGACGGTGATGCCGTACGCGTTTGGGCAGCCGTTTGTGATGCTAAGAAACTATGACGTGCCTGACGTGTTTTACCCGATTGGTGATTTGGAACCAATCGAGTCGTTGCAGTTGGAGTTGGATAAGACTCGTTCCCAGCTAATGAACGACAGGAAACGGTACGCCCGCAAATACTTGTATCACGAGCGGTCGTTTGGTCCTGAGGGCCGTGAAGCCCTGGAATCTGATGATGATGGCCGTCTCGTCCCTGTTGTGGATGAGAACAAGCCTTTGTCTGAGGTTGTTGTCCCGATGCCGCAGATCCCCATTTCGAACGACATTTACGCGTACTCAAGCATCATTGAGGATGACATCAACACGGTGTCGGGCATTTCGGAGTACGCCAGGGGGGCGTTGCCTGAGATTCGGCGTACAGCGACGGAGGCCAGCATTATTGCTGACGCTCAGAACGCTAGGGCTGCCGACAAGCTCGCTTTGGTTGAGATTTCCATTGGGCATATTGCGCGCCGCGTGTTGCAACTCGTTCAGCAGTACATGACGGGTGAGGCAATGGCCCGTGTCGCCATGAAGGGTGGCGGAAACGATTATGTCAGTTACACGAGGGAAGAAATTGCTGGCGAATACGATTTCACTGTTGAGGGTGGTTCAACGCAGCCGATCAACGACACGATCCGTAAGCAGCAGGCTGTTTCGTTGATGAACGCTATTGCACCGCTTATCGGCACAGTGATTGATCCGACAGCGTTAGCGATGCACGTTCTTGAAGAAGGATTCGATGTTAAGGATCCGATGAAGTTCCTGATGCAGCAGGATCAGCCTGCGACACCCGAGCAGGAGGCTGTCGCTGGGGAAACCCCGCAGCCCCCCGATGAGCAGATGGGGCCACCACCGATGCCTCCAGGGATGGCTCCCGCTCCTATGCCGCAGGGACCAGATTTGGGGGCGTTTGCCCCGACGGGCGGTGTTCCACCCGAGTTGTTGGCACAGTTGCAGAACCAGATGGGGATGCAACTACCCAACTTGTAGCACGCGGTGGGACACCCCTACTGTGATTATTAGGAGCAACCGTCAGGACTCCTCAGGAGGCAGCAGTGCCCGAAGAAAACATGGAAGCAACGGAATCCGTTACGGCGGACAATCCTGGGCTTTCTACAACGGAACCGACAGGAACCAGCGGCTATACCATCAAAGTTGATGGGGAGCAGCAGCAGGTCAGCCTTGAGGAACTACAGAGTGGATACCAGCGACAAGCGGATTACACCCGTAAGACGCAGGAGTTGGCATCCGAACGTCAGCGTTTGCAACAGGCAGAAACCATCGTGTCGGCTTTAGAAGCCGACCCGCAGGGAACTTTGGCCGCGTTGGGGAATGCTTTGGGCGTGGAGGGCAACCATGTGCCCCAAGACGATACGTCGTCTTGGGAGGACGAGGATCCTACCGCTCAACGTGTCGCCCACTTGGAAGCCCAGGTTGCCCGTCAAGCGCAGACGCATAGGAAGCAGGCGTTGGACAAAGAAGTTTCACGTTTGAAAGGCCAATACGGCAATTTTGATGAGCAGGGACTGTTTAAGCATGCCCTGGACAACAAGATCGCTAATCTTGAGGCCGCATACACCCACATGAACTTCAATGGGTTGGCTGGTTACGCTGGAAAACTTCAGCGAGATCAGGAAACCTTGGAAGCGAAACGTGGTGGTGCACCTGTCGAGGGCGGCAAAACCGTTCAGCAGGGCACTGTCGTGGATGGCAGCCCCAAGAAGGTCAGTTCATTGCGTGAAGCCTTTGCCCTCGCAAAACAGGAATTAGGCACCTAAACCTTTTGAAGGGGGTTTTATCATGGCAGCAGGAAACGCTAACTTTGACGAGATTCTCTCTACCACGCTTAAGAACTACATCCCGAAGCTGACAGACAACATTTTCAGTGCACGGCCGTTGTTCTACGCTCTGACGAATGGACAGACCATTCGTCGGATTAGTGGTGGAGCGAACATCGTCGTCCCAATCATTTATGGGACAAACTCAACCGCTGGTTCATACAGTGGAACCGACACTATTGACATTACTGCCCAGTCAGGCATTTCAGCCGCTGAGTGGTCTTGGAAGCAGTACGCGGCCACTGTAACAATCAATGGTATTGAGGAAGCCAAGAACAACGGTGAAGCACAGATCATTGATCTGCTGGAAGGCAAGATTTTCCAGACGCAGGAAACCATTATCGAAAACATGAACACCATGTTGTTCGGTAACGGTACTGGCAACGGTGGCAAAGACTGGATGGGCCTCGCGGCTCTAGTCGGTCTAGGCAACGATGCTGGTGGTTCGTCACTCGGCGGCATTGATGCCACCGATGCGGACAACTCCTGGTGGCGTTCACAGGTGACCAATCAGGGTGCTGCGGCACTCACGGTCGCCTCGATGGCAACCTTGTACAACAACTGTTCGGTTGGTAACGACCAGCCGACAATCATCATCACGGGCCAGGCCCAGTACGAAGCGTATGAGGCTTTGCTGGACCAGAACATCCGTTACACGGATACTGACATGGCTGACGGTGGCTTCCAGAACCTTTTGTTCAAGGGCGCACCCGTAACCTTCGATGGTGTTCTTGCAGGTGAAGGCAAGCTTTACATGCTTAACACGAAGTACCTCCAGTTGGTGGCTCATAGCGATGTCTGGTTCAAGCCGACACCGTTCGTGCGCCCAACCAACCAGGATGCGGTATTCTCGCAGCTGCTCTGCTACGGCGAGCTGACTACAAGTAACCGTGCCCGTCAGGGCTACATGTACGGCATCCTGCCGGCCTAGTAGCATGGGACGAGAGTTCGCTTACGCTTACAAGTCGGGTGCCCGTGCATACGGGGAACCGTCTGGCGACAATTTTCGGGATTCTTCTCCACGGCCACAAACCGTTGGGGTGTCACGAAATATCGCTCGGGTGAACCCGATGAGTAGTGGACCTGTCGTCCCAGAACCTGTCAAATGTAGTTCTCTGACTCGTGACGGGGCGCCCTGTAAGGGGCGTCCCGTTACGGGCAGTGAGCTGTGCGTCTTCCATCAGCCCAAGGAGTAGGCGTGGACATCTCGACCATGAGGTCGTATATCCGCTCGGTGGTGGACATTGATTCGTCCGATATTACGGACGACACCCTGAACCGTTTCCTCGGTGAGGGTTATGACAAGATCGTGTATTCTCAGAAGCGTTGGCCTTTCTACGAGGTTTCAACGACATTCAACACTGTCGGGTCGCAGAAGGATTACACCTTGGCGGCTGTTGGGGCGCTGGTAACGGACGGGTTGCGGGAGGTTGCAGCGTTACGTTCGGACAACAATGTGCTCGCCTATGTGGGGCGCGATGTTGGTGATGTGGCGTACCCGTTGGATACGGGCACGTCGGGTCGCGGCTGGTGGTGGTCCTTCTGGGCGGACACTATTCGCATCTACCCGACCCCAGGTAGCGCCACCACTATCAATGTTCGTGCATACAAGAATCCGACTCCTTTCGGTGCGGGTTCGCTTGACACTACGGAACCATCTGATCTGCCAGCCCCATTCCAGATTTTGGTTGCCACGTACGGGATCTTCCGCGCTTACGAGCAGCAGGAAGATCCTGGCATGGCCGCCCAGTACTTAGGTATGTTCAATTCGGAGTTGGATAATTTGACGGGGCGTTACGTTGATGCTCCAGCCCCGCAGCCGTTGGTGTTGAATGGCCGCACTCTTTCGCGGTGGCGTTTCTCTGACCGTCTTCGTTACGCCTGGGAGTAACGGATGGCTCGTGGCGCTGGAGCGCGCGGCAACAATTTCCGTCTTGCCGCTCTCGAATCTTTCTCAGGTGGCTTGAATCTCAGGTCGGATCAGTTCAACCTGGCCCCTAATGAGTCACCTGACTTGCTGAATGTTGCTGTGGATCCCCGAGGTGGGATCCGTATGCGTGACGGTGTGGACCGCAGGAATGTGACACCCTTGTCTGCTGACGTGAAGGGCCTGTGGGGGTTTCATACGGGTAGCGGCACGAACGCTGTGATGGCTAACTATGGGACGAAAGTCGCTTATTCGACCAGTTCCAACTTTACTGATTTGACAGGGATCACGGCCCGTACGGCAGGTTCACGCGTGTACGGGATGACAATGAATGATGCCGCGTACGGTGTGTCGTATGACAAGCCGTCATTCAAGTGGGATGGCTCGACAGCCTCCGATTTGGGTTCCACGTTTGATGGGACGACAGGGAACTTTCCGCAAGCCCAGTACGTGGCTTTCTGGAACAATTTTGCGTGGGCTGCGAACACGTTTGAGGGGGCGGCAGCGCACAAGTCGAGGGTGCGTTGGTCGAACGCTAACGCCCCTGAGCAGTGGGGTGAGGCAAGTATAGACGCCGACTATGTGGATATTGATTTGGGGGAGCACGGCGACTACATCACGGGTTTGGCATCGTTCGGTGATCGCCTACTGGTTTTCAAGTCGAATTCTACGTACGCAATTTTCGGGTACGATTCTGATTCGTTCCAGGTGCAGTTGCAGTCAGCTTCGGTGGGGATGATCCCGTTGTCTGCGCCTGCTGTAACCCCGAACGGGGTGTTCTTCTGGGCCGCTGAGGAAGGCATTTACCTATACAACGGGCAGCAGTTCGTTTACTTGTTCTCCAAGTTGCAGCCCGCTATCGATGATGGGCGGATCACATTCGTGAATCCGCCCCAGTTGGCGTGGGGTGACAACAAACTGTTTGTGTCACTGGATTGGACAGTGGATGGTGCCACCACTAGGCGCACACTGATTTACGATCCAACCATTGGTGAGAGCGGCGCCTGGACGATGACAGATATTGATGCTGGACCGATGTTTTCGTATCGGCCCCCGAATGGGCGTGCATCAGTTCTGGCGGGTTGTGTAGCGAACACGGGGTCAGTTGTTGATGTCGAGGACGAGCAGAACCGCACATCGGACAGGTACACGGGGTCAACTGAGACGCATATAGCGTCACATTTTGTTACCCCGTGGATGACGGGGAATGATCCGATCACACCGAAACGGTGGGGTAAACCAAGGTTTATTACTTTGGCGGAGTCCACGATCACGATGCCTGTGCAGGTGTACAAGAATTACGACAAGGCTGAACAGGCCATGACGTTCGATGTGAATATCACGGGCAGGACTTCCAATTCGGTGTGGGATACAGCGAAGTGGGATGATTCGGATTCCGCGTCGGCGTATTACGCTGCGTGGGATGCCATTTCGAGAGATTTGGTCGCTGACGTGATTCGTTTGCCTACACTTGGGACAGCTCTCAGTATTAGTTTGAGGGTCAACGGTCCATCCACGAACAATCATTGGGAGGTGAACGCTATGGCGTTCACTTACAATCCGAGGAGATTGCGCTAAATGGCGACGCTGGCCGTCACTAACACGTTTGCGGCGGGTACCACGATTGTGGCCGCCGACATGAACACTAATTTCTCTGATATCGAGACGTTTGTCAATTCGTCACCAGGGCTGGTGCAGGACAGCCTGGTGAACGCTAAGGGCGAACTGCTGGTTGCTTCTGCCGCTGACACTATTACCCGTTTGGGTGCTGGCACCAACACTTACGTGTTGACTGCCGATTCGACGGAGGGTACGGGCGTCAAGTGGGCGGCACCTACGGCGGGTACGGTCACGGCGGTTACTGGGACTTCACCGATTGTTTCGTCTGGTGGGACAACACCCGCCATTTCAGTGACGACCAATGATGCTCAACTCGTTCTGAACAACACTGTCTTCAACTAAGGAAAGATCATGGCAACATATTCCAAAGAGTTCCTGAGTACCAGCGCCCTCGGGGAGCCGACCCTCAGTACAAGCACCACGGCGGGGTCACCGACTCCGATCCACCTGACAGGCACGTCGGCCACGGTGGACGACGAGGTATGGCTCTATTGCTCCAACAGCCATTCGGCTGATGTGGAGCTGATCCTGTTCTTCGGGTACACCGACGGCTCGGTGCCGACCGCACCAGCCAGCACCGTGTACCAGACGATCACTACGAAAGCAGGCATGACCTTGGTCATCCCTGGACTAGTGATCAAGGGGAACGGCTCGACGGCCAGCGTGATCTCTGCCTACGACGCCACGGGTTCGGTTCTGAACCTTTGGGGTTACGTCAACCGCATCACCGCCTAGTCCATGTTCCGCCAGGATCGCACCAACCCATCTACCGCTGTTTCTAATTGGCGGGGGCGGCATGACACGCCGAAGGCGTGGCCTTCGACGGCTGTGTCTTCGTGGTTGAATGGCGGCTTGTTTGGTGGTGCTGCTGGTTTGACGGCGTTTGGTGGGATCATCACGCAGTACGTCCATCCCTCTGACGGATCGGCTTCCGCTGGGCTGACATATCGGGTTCATACGTTCCGTGGTTCAGGCAAGTTCTTTGTGTCTGCTGGTGCGGCTGATGTGGACCTGTTGATTGTCGCAGGCGGCGGCGGTTCGGGCTTGGCTGGTGGCGGTGCTGGTGGTGTCCGATACTTCGTTGGTGGCGACCAGATCGCTGTCAGCGCAGGGACTTACATAATCACTGTGGGAGCAGGCGGCGAGGGCGGCGTCTGGACCAGGAAGCCGCAAGCCTCTGATGGTGCGAACACCTCTGCTTTGGGTGAAACGACCACGGGTGGCGGCAAGGGCGGCATGTACACGGGTTCGTCGTACAACATCGGTGGGACGGGCGGCTCGGCTGGCGGCACCCACTATGGAGGAACTGCCACGGCAGGTAACGCTGGAGGCTATTCGCCAGTCGAAGGCTATGCAGGCTCTGTGAACGGTGCTGGGGGTGGCGGTTCGGCTGCTGCTTCGGCCAGTACTGGTGGAGCGGGTTTGGCGGGGATGCTTGGCATTACTGCCACCACTCGCACCTACGCAGGCGGTGGCGGGCAAGGCAGCACTTTTGCTGGTATTGGTGGTGCAGGTGGCGGTGGGAACAGAGATGCTGGTGGGGTGCCCAACACAGGTGGCGGTGGCGGCGGCAAGCAAACTGGTTCAACCGATCCTCCACCCTATGGCGGTGCGGGCATTGTGCTTATCCGATACGCGGTGGCTGCCTAATGGCTGATCCCGCGTACATTGTTGATGGTGTTCTCACTGATGGTGAGGCATGGGTCGGTATCGCCACGACGACGGTTGTCGGCGCAGCGACTGCGATAGTCACATTCACGTCCACTGATGACGGTCAAGTTGGGGACTGGTCGCAGTACATGGATCTGGTGCTTATCAGTTATGGGCGAAACGGTGACGGTACTGCTAACCGCCCGATCATGCGGTTCAACAACGACACGGCAGCGAACTACGTTCTTCAACAGTTGTGGGGTGACGGTTCCGCCGCCTCGGCGGCTACTTCTGCCGCTATCAGTTATGTGGATTTCATGTGGTATCCCCCGAGTGCCACGGCGGCGAACGTTTTCGCCAGCAGCGTAGCGAACCTGTATGACATCAACTCTGGCAAATACAAGAGTGTGACCTCGCAGATAGCGGAGGACATGAATGGTTCAGGGTATGCGGCTATAACGGCATCCACTTGGAAGAATCAGAGTCCAATCACTGAAATAGATATCACGGACGCGAGTGGAGACAACATTGCGGCTGGTTCCAAGTTCTCCCTGTTCGGCATCTTGCCAAGGATGGTGGCTTGATGGCTGTTATTGAGGCAATCGCCACCCAGTATTTGGAGGCTGATGCTGCGACGGTGACGTTCTCAGGTATCCCTGCGACGTATGAGCATCTGCAACTGCGGGCGTCGCTTCGCAGCACCGAACTGGTGAATGCGATGAGATTGAAAATCAACCTCAACGGTGACACGGGAACCAACTACAGCAACCACAACATGCGTGGATCAACTACGTCCGCTACTGCGTATGCCCAAAC